AGGAAGGAAGAGAATCATATAAAGAAAGCACCATTCAGGAAGTCAAAGAATACGATTTCATTGTTCCTCCTGATTTTAATCTTCTTCACTTCTTCAGTAGTGATGTAAGTAGGAGAGATTTGGATAGTCACATGAAGTCTGTGTGGCGTCTTGTGTGGAGTTTGTGTCAATGGGTTGAATACTCCACTCCTAATGGTTACAACTTGTCAGGAACCCCTTTGAATGAAACCATCATTTGTCTTCATGAAATTATTCCACAATTCAAGAAGAAGTATGCAGTACAAAAAGTGAATGTTGTCATCCTTACGGATGGCGAATCAAATGCTCTACCTTACTATAAGAATTATGAATACAATGGTAAAGAGAATGTTGGGGCCAATCGTACTTATACCGGTGACTATATTCGTAATCGTAAGACCGGATACACTTATAAAATTGAGTATGAGTACTACAAATTCACTGAACTTCTTTTGAATGATCTGAAACAGGTACATCCAGATGTTAATACTATTGGAATTCGTATTAGTGCACCTGGAGACTTCAAGTCCTTTATCCGTAAGTATGATAAGAATCTGACTGAAGAATCATACAAGAAGATGAGAAAAGAGAAGTCTGTAGCAATCAAGACCAGTGGATATACTTCTTATTTTGGTATCCTTTCTACCGCTCTTGATAATCAAACTGACTTTGATGTTGAGGAAGGTGCATCTAAGAGTAAGATCAAAGCAGCATTTGTTAAGAATCTTAACTCTAAGTCACTAAATAAAAAGGTATTGAGTCAATTTGTAGACATCATCAGTTGAGCCAATCCTAGAACTGTCACAACCATCCCACCACAGGGGTGGTTTTGTCCTATTATAGCTTTGTTGAACACACACCACATCATGACACTTTCTACTGAATTCGTTGTTTCTTCACTACAGGGTCTTTACGGAGATAGTATTACCACTGCCGACATCAAAGCTTGGTGTGCGATGAATGGTTCTAACTATCAGACTGTTACCAAAAGACTTGATGAGTACAAAGTTGGTCGTGGGAAGTGGAATCTGACTGTCACTGAGAAACTGGAACAAACTTATCAAGCACCCGCTGTAATTCCTTCCATCGAACAAGATCTTATCCCACAGAAAGATGATAACTTCGTCAGCTTTGGTAACTTCACTGATATTAAAAAGATCATTAAGTCCAATCTATTCTATCCTGCGTTCATTACAGGTCTCTCTGGTAACGGTAAAACGTTTCTGGTTGAACAAGCTTGTTCTCAACTCAAGAGGGAGTTGATTCGTGTCAACATCACCATCGAGACTGATGAAGATGATCTTATTGGCGGTTTTCGTCTTGTTAATGGTGAGACTGTTTGGCATAATGGTCCTGTCATCGAGGCTTTGGAACGGGGAGCTATTCTCCTTCTAGATGAAGTTGACCTTGCATCAAATAAGATTCTTTGTCTACAGTCGATTCTTGAAGGCAAGGGTGTCTTCCTGAAGAAGATTGGTAAATTTGTAAACCCTAAGGAGGGATTCAATGTTATTGCAACTGCAAATACTAAGGGTAAAGGCAGTGATGACGGTCGCTTTATTGGAACTAACGTTCTCAATGAAGCTTTCCTCGAAAGATTCTGTGTGACCTTTGAGCAGAGTTATCCCACTCCTTCAACTGAAGCAAAAATTCTCTCACGTCTTTGTGATGATGATAAGTTTGTAAGTCATCTTGTTGACTGGGCAGACATTATTCGTAAAACTTTCTACGATGGTGGTATTGATGAGGTAATTTCTACTCGTCGTCTAGTTCACATCGTGAATGCATTTAAGATCTTTGGTAATAAGTCAAAGGCAATTGATGTTTGTACTGCAAGGTTTGATGATGAGACTAAGACTGCATTCCTTGAACTTTACGACAAGGTTGATGCTGACTTTGAGATCGTTGACAAAAAGGAGGAAGTCTGATATAATGAATGCGTGGTCCCTTCTATACGATTATATGAGTGATTCCGAATGGGTAAAAGAAAATGGGGGTTACGAATATACCCCCGAAAATGATGGAGATGTGATTTTGAGTAGTGTAGAACCTGACACAATTAATCTTAACATTGATAATAAAAATGGTTTTTGGAAATATGATGAGGATGTAATCCTAAAAGAGATTCGAGATTATTTGAGTGGTACATATAGTGCACATTATGCTGGAGATCAAGGTAAAACCCAGACACTTGATCTGATTGATAGTATTGGTGATGCAGAACCATTCTGCCGTTCAAATGCTATAAAGTACCTTTCGAGATTTGGTAAGAAGGGTGGTAAGTCAAAACTTGACATCCTTAAGGCAATTCACTATTGTATTCTCCTATATCATTTCTCTGGTATTAACAAGCAACCAAAAGGTAATTACGAAACTTTCTAAATTATGAAACTGTCTGAATCCACTGTATCTCTCCTGAAGAACTTCTCTTCTATCAATCAATCCATTCTGTTCAAAGAAGGTCAGAAACTCCGAAGTATTTCGGTTATGAAAAACATTCTGGTTGAGGCCAATGTTGCCGAAGAGTTTCCCAAAGACTTTGGTATCTATGATCTAAACCAATTCTTGAACGGTCTGTCACTTCACTCTTCACCAGATCTTGATTTTGATAATGAACAGTATGTTGTTATCAAAGAAGGTCGTTCACGTTCGAAGTATTTCTTTGCAGATCCCTCTGTGATTGTTGCTCCTCCAGAAAAGGATATTACTCTTCCCACTGAAGATGTTTGTTTCCAACTGACAAGTCAACAACTGGAAAAACTCAAGAAGGCTGCATCTGTATTTCAACTTCCAGATATTTCTGTCATTGGTGAAGCTGGTGTTGTAAAACTGGTTGCACGTGATAAGAAGAATGATACATCAAACGATTATGAAATTATTGTTGGTGAAACTGATCTTGAGTTCGTCTTTAACTTTAAGGAAGAGAATCTGAAGATCATTCCTGGTAACTACGATGTTGTAGTTTCAGAGAAACTCCTTTCTTGTTTCAGTAATCAAAATGTTGAAGTCAAGTATTGGATTGCACTTGAACCTGACTCTACCTTTGGATCATGACAGACTGGAAAGAAAAGTTCAATGAACTTACTGATGGTGAACTGAATAAGGTTGCTGTCCTCAGAGTTATGGAATGTACGAATGGAATCATTCAACATTCATTCCGTGATAAAACTGAGGATGCATATCCTGTTGAAGTCACTCGGGCGACAATGAAGTTCAGTATGTCCTGCATGAAGAAAATGCAAATCCCACTTAAGGATGAAACCATTACCTTCAAACCAAAGACAGAAGAACTTCTTCGTAGAGCGAGAGAACTTTATGTCAGTGGGGTAAAAAATAATAATGATGAAGACTTTGAGGAGTTTATGGAAATCTCAAAGGCCACAGCACAAGTATGTGGTATGCAAAGACTTCTGGATGCTAAGAAGATTCTTGAAGAAAACGTTGACGTTTTTCCTCCGGGTTCGTTAGACTTTGGTGTGGCATATCTCATGCAGTTCTTCACTGAGGATTATCTCAATGACTTCTTCATGAGTTCTCCAAATCACTAAGTATCTTACTTTATATTATGAACATTTTTGTGACTGACCCCAGTCCATACAAATCAGCAAAAAGTCTACCTGACAAACATATTGTCAAGATGCCTCTAGAGACATGTCAGATGCTTGCTATTGTATGTTCTAAAAAATGGGGTCACAATTTTGGCACTCTTCCCAAAGCAGATGGAACTCCCTATGCTACTGAGAAGGGTGCCTTTCGTAATCATCCCTGTACTATCTGGGCAAATGATTATGTGATGAACTGGAATTGGTTACTTGCTCATGGGTTTGCTCTGTGTGAGGAGTATGCTGCCCGTTACGGGAAGGTCCACACGTGCTTCCTTACCCTGTGTGCAGCACGTGAGATTCTCCCCACAGGAGACCCCACAGGACGTTCTGGGAAGGGTCCTAAACCTTTCGTGTTCGCTGGACCCGATGAGTTCAAGTATAATAATGATGTGGATATCTACACAAAATACAAGATGTATATCGCATCTAAACCTTGGGTGAAGGATAACTATGTTAGACTTCCCCATCGCAAACCAGACTGGGTATCATGATTCATATATTGTTTACACTAAAAGGATGTCCATTTGGACTTTTGGACGATGAGGCACATATTCGTAATGTATTAGCAAATGCTGCTGTACTCTCAGAGAGTACACTACTTGATATTTCGTCTCATAAGTTTTATCCTATGGGAGTAACTGCTATTGCCCTTCTTGCTGAAAGTCATATCAGTATTCACACTTGGCCAGAGAAGGGACAGGCAGTATGTGATGTGTTTACATGTGGTGAACATACAAATCCCAGATCAGGTGCAACATACATGTATGAAGCAATGGGTGCCACAGACATTGTGTCTGAATTTATTGAGAGACCTTTGAAATGACTATGCGTAATGAATTTATCTGGGTCGAATCTTACAGACCACAGACTATTGAAGATTGTATTCTCCCCGATGGTATCAAGACTACATTCAAAAAATTTGTAGAGAAGGGT